CAACGAGGTTGTTGTTGCGGACGGAGAATACACAACAGCCGAAGGCGTTATTGTTGTAGTTGCTGACGGTCTTTTGGTTGAATTGAAACCAATGGTTGAAGAACCAGAAGTTGAGGTTGAAGTAGAAGCCGAAGAACAAGCTAAAGAAGAAACATTCAACGCAGAAGTTGAAGGTCTTTTGTCTTTGGTTGCAAAATTAGAAAGCGAACTTGCCGACATCAAGAAGGCAAACACCGAGCTTTCTGCTAACGTTGAGAAGTTGAGCGCACAACCTGCGACAACATCAATCAAAGAAGTTAAACAATCAAAAGTAAGCGCACCTGCTAAAAGCTACAACAAAATGTCAGCTGAGGAACGCTTCTTATTTCACTTAAACAAATAAAAAAACAAAATAAAAAATGGCTACTACCACTTCATTAACTACGACCTACGCAGGTCGCGAAGCAGCAGGATACATCCGCGCTGCATTCTTAAGCAACGAATCACTTGCCGCTGTTACTTTCAAAGAGAACATCGAGTACAAACAAGTTGTTCGTAAATTAGTTGATTCTATCACTTTTGCTAACGCAACTTGTGACTTCACACCAACAGGAACAGTTACTCTTACAGAGCGTATCTTGACTTTGGAAAAATTCCAAGTTCATCGCCAACTTTGTAAAAATACGTTTTTATCGGATTGGGAATCTCGCTCAGAGCAGAACGGAGAACTTCACGCTTCATTGACTGACGCATTAATTGCTAACGTTTTGGCGGGTGTTGCTGCAAACAACGAGCGTTTGATTTGGCAGGGTGTTAACGCAACAGCAGGTGAGTACGCAGGTTTCGAAACTTTGTTCTTAGCTGACGCTGCGGTTCTTGACGTTGCTTCACCTGAAGCTATCACTTCTACTAACGTAATCGAGGAAATGGGCAAACTTGTTTTAACACTTCCAACACGCGTTCGTCGTGCAACTGAGAAGCCAGTTATCGCAGTTTCTTCTAACGTTGCTGAAGCATACAGAAGCGCAATCTTAGGTCTTGGTGGTGGATACTACCTTTATCAAGGAGAATCAGTTGTAATGAACTGGCAAGGACAGTATGACGTTATTGAATGTCCCGGTATGTCTGACGACACAATGGCGTTTTACCAAAAGAGCAACCTATGGTTCGGTACTAACTTACTTGACCAATGGAACAACGTAGCAGTTTTGGATATGTACCAATACGATCTTTCTGACAACGTTCGTTTCGCAGCTTCTTTCTTCGCAGGTGTACAATACGGTTTCGGTGACGAGATTGCATTCTACCAATATACTGCCTAATCTCAACCATTCTAACCCTTGCATAATAGAGGTAGCGGTTTAAACCCCGCTCCTCTTTTGTGCAAATAAAAACATTAATATTATGGCATGTGAATTAAGCACAGGTTTTACCCTCGATTGCAAAGACGGCATCGGTGGTATTAAGCAAATTGTTTTGCTTGACAAAGCAACTTTAAATTCTTTCAACTTTGATGCAAACGAAATTGTTACTGCAATTAACGGAGTAGTTTCAGGTGATTTGTTTACTTACGAATTACCAACGCAAACAGGATCGTTCGAAGAAACAATCAACTTCAACCGCGACGCAGGAACAATTTTTTACACGCAGACCGTGAACGTTATGTTGAACAAATTGAGCGCAGCAAAGCGTCTTGAATTGCAAAGCGTTGCACAAGCTCGCGTAATTGTTTTCGTTGAAGATACAAACGGGAATTGGTGGGCTGTTGGTTACGAGTACGGAGCAGACCTTTCAACTGCAACAGCAGCTACAGGAACAGCTTTAGGCGACATGAATGGTTTCACGCTTGCATTTGTACACGAATCTCAAAAGAGAGCGTACAAATTGAGCGGTGCGCCTTTGTCAATCCTTGACTAAGAAAAAAAACTTTTACACACATAGGGACAAAGCGTCCCTACGTGTTGTAATTTCAACGAACAAATAAAAGGATAGAATGGTTTATTTGAATACAAATACTGCGAATCAAGACGCGTGGCTTTCGTTAGACGAAGGTCGCCAATATTTCAACGTTGCATTCACTTACTATCTTTTAATCTTGACCTACGAAATGACAGGCGAACAACTCGCGCAAGTCGTAGAGGTCATAAACGAAAACGAACGTGTTACTAAAATACGTTTAACAACAGTTGGTCTTGTTGACGCGGGCAAATACAAGTACGACGTGTACGGCCAAAACAGCGACGACAATTTAAATCCAACAGACGCTTCCGTTGTTGGACTTGTTGAACGCGGTTCAATGATTCTTCAAGACGGAACAATTTACTTCGACGTTTCTTCGCCAACCATACCGGTTGACGTAATTTATACAGGTGCTTAATTATGGAAAACAACATTCAAGCAATTAATCTTTCAATGTATCAGCCAGTTGAAGCGGTTGAAAAAGACAATCGCGCAGGTTGGATTGACTACGGTTTCAACAACTTATTTCCTCAACACCTCATAACGCTTTATTACAACAGCCCTATTCATAACGCGTTGACGAACTCAATTGCTTACATGATTGAAGGACAAGGTACAGGAACGATTCTCGACAACGCACTTCAAGGTATCGCGTTCGACTTAAAACTTCAAGGCGCATTTGTTGCCGAAGTGATATGGTCAATGGACTTCACTCGCGTTGTTAAAATTAACCACTTACCTTTTGAAAATTGTCGTCTTGCTTACGACAAAGAAGAGGACGACATTACAGGAATTTGGTACTCGAAGGATTGGGCTGATTCAAGAAGCAAGAAAGGAAAGCCTGAATTTATACCCGCGTTCAATCCTTCACAAGCGGAAGAACAACCGAGACAAGTTATTTACGCACACGGCATGATGGCGGGTTCTTCGTACTACGCGAAACCTGACTACTTCGGTGCGTTGAACTACGTTGAGTTGTCTTATCAAATGGGACTTTACCACGTTAATAATATCTTGAACGGATTATTTCCTTCATTCATTATTAACTTCTTAAACGGCATTCCGCAGAAAGAAGAACGCGAGGCAATACGTCGCGAATGGGAAGAAAGATTGAGCGGTGCAAGTAACGCAGGAAAGTTCTTGATGACCTTTAACGAAGATCCTACACGCGCTCCTTCGATTGAATCATTTCCTCTTTCAGACGCTGACAAACAATATCAGTTTTTAAGTGAAGAAACAGCGAAGCAAATAATGGTAGGACACCGCGTTGTTTCACCTTTGATTCACGGAATCAGAGATACAACAGGCTTCGGTTCGAACAAAGACGAAATGTTGGTAGGAATGGAGATATTCAACAACCAAGTTATCAAGCCATATCAACGCATTATAACAAACACTTTCGCTCCTATTCTTGGAAGTGATTTAACTATCACAATGAATAGCGTTTTTGACGAAGTAGTTGTTGTTCAACCAACGGTTCAAACTGCTGAATTAAAAAAAAAAGTAGTTGCTGCGGAGAATAAGATAAGCAAAGAAGAAGGCGCGTTGTGGTTGGCTTATCTAAAAGAGAAAGCGGAATACATCAACGAAGAAGAATGGCAATTGCTTTCGGACGAAGAAGTAACCAACCCAGAAGGCGAAGAAAACTACCGCACGGAGTTTATGAGTGCGCGAGGTTACGACAACCCCGACGAAGTAAGTAAAGCGTTAGACACGGGCTTGTATAAAGTTCGCTATTACTATTCAAAGAATTTCACATACAAAGACGGAGAAATTGTTACGCGCGATTTCTGTCAAGAAATGGTTGCGCTATCAAAAGAAGGAGCGTTGTTTCGTTACGAAGACATTATAAAAATGGGTAAAAACCCCGACGTCAACGGACAATTTGCGCCAAGTGGTTCAAACACTTATTCAATATGGATTTACAAAGGCGGTGTTTATTGCCGTCACGCGTGGTTTAGAAAAGTATTTGTACGCAAAAGAGAGAAAGGACGCTTCCTTCCTAACGACGGATTGAATAACGACAGAGTTGTAACAGGTGGAGTAGCGAACGAGCTATTTCCAAAAGGCGAAGAAGCGGTACGTCCCAACGATATGCCGAATAGAGCATCATTAAAATATAAATAAAAACTACAATGGCACTACAACCCGAAGTTCTACTCATTGACGAAAACTACATCAAGAAATATACATGGATTAACGGCTCGGTTGATCCGTTGCTTTTGTACCCTGCGATTTATTTGTCGCAAGACAAGTACGCACAACTGTATTTAGGTACTGACCTTTACAACCGCATCAAAGAAGATGTTGTGAACGACGATATTACAGGCGCATACGCAACCCTTCTGGACAATTACTTGCGTCGAATGATAATGTGGTGGACTATGTACGAAGTGTTGCCTCATTTGTACGTTAAAACGGATAATGGAAGTTTAGTAATTCGCACAAGCGAAGACACAACACCTATCTCACAAACCGACTTACAAAACTACCGCGATCAAGCGCGTCAACAAGCGATGTTTTACACGCAACGCATGGTTGATTATTTGTGCCATAACAGCGCTGACTTTCCTGAATACATGACAAACACGACAAATCAAATATGGTCGCAAACAAACGTGTATCCGTCGAACGCTTTTGAGATTAGTTCTGGACGCGACCGCAGTCCATACGAATATAGAAGACCGGGCTTAGGTTGGTTTAGATAACGAATAAAATAAAACATGGCTACAAGGGGACGAAAGAAAGACATGGTAAAACAAAAGGTCTACGAAGAAAAATTTCGTAAGTACCTAATTCGAAAAGAGAAACAAATAAAAAGATTGGTGAATGAAAGTTAACGCAGAAGGTTACGCGCTTATAAAGCGTTTTGAAGGTTGTCGATTGAAGGCTTACAAATGTCCCGCTAACGTGTGGACTATTGGCTTCGGAAACACGTTCTACGAGAACGGTGAAAAGGTCAAAGAAGGCGACGTAATAACGCAGCAACGCGCGGACGAATTGGCGAAGTTTATAATTGACCAGTTCGCGGTTGTAATCGCTCCGTTTATCAAACAACCACTAACGGAAAACCAATTTAGCGCGTGTGTTTCACTTGCGTACAACATCGGAACGGGCGGCTTCAAACGTTCTTCGGTATTCAAGAAACTAAATGTGAATCCACTTGACGCAACGATAGCCGATTCATTCCGTTTGTGGAACAAGGGCGGCGGCAAAGTGTTAAGAGGTCTTGTTAACCGTCGTGAAGCTGAGATACAATTATACTTCAAATGATATGAACACCGAAATCGAGATTCAATTGATACACGAAGAACTTCAGAATATGAATAAGAAGATAGACCGAATCTATCACGTCTTAATCGGTGACGACGAAATGAAAATTGAAGGTCTCGTTAGTAAGGTTCAAAAGCACGACAAGTATATTCAGAACCAACGCTTGCAAGTTGCTCGTTTGGGGGGTATTGCAACCGCAGCGGGTATCGTTGGCGGTTTAATTGTTCAACTAATTTTAAAAATGATATGAAAGACTGGTTCAACTGTTTATTAACTTCAAGTACAAAAGTATCTTCGAAGCGTGTTGTCGCTATATTTGTTTCACTCAATCTAATTGTAATAAGTTATATTGCTGTTTTTAGTTCTTATGATTGCCCTATTGCAATGTTTGACACGCTCGCATTGTTGACAGGTGGTTTGTTCACAGGAACGGTAATTGAAAGATTCACTAAACAAGAAAAGAATGGCAAAGGAACTAACGACAGCGAGAACAGTAGCAGCGGAAATTTGTAGTAAATTTTCTGAAACTCCTTCGCTTACGTTAGCGAAAAAATTATTTACTGAATATCCAGAGGTGTACAAAAACATTGAACACGCGAGGTCTTTAATTCGTACAATTCGCGGAAAGAATGGCGACGAAAAAAGAAAAAAAACAGAAGATAAAAAGTTGTTCGATTCAGCAAATAGACCACTCAACCCATTTGCACTTCCAAAGTCTTACGCAAAAAAGCGTAGACATATTGAAGTCAAAGGAACGAAGTTCTTAATTCTTTGCGACGTTCACATTCCTTATCAAGATAACGAAGCGTTAACCGTTGCAATTAACGAAGGGGTACGTCAAGGGTGCGACGCGGTTATTCTAAATGGAGACGCTTTAGACTGTCACATGATTAGCGATTTTGTCAAAGATCCACGCAAAAGAAAATTCAAAGACGAACTTTATGCGATGCGTCAGTTTGTAGACACGTTACGCGGTCAATTTCCAACGGCAAACATTTACTACAAAGAAGGCAATCACGAAGAACGCTACTGGCGTTATATGAGAGTGAAAGCACCTGAGTTGTTCGACATTGACGCGTTCGACTTCGCGTCGTTGTGTCACCTTGATAAACACAATATCAAATGGGTTGACGGAAAGAGCAAACTAAACATCGGTAAACTTTCGATATTTCACGGCCACGAATTCGGAAAGCAATTCCTTCCGTCTGTCAATGTGGCGCGTGGGTTGTTCATGAAAACAAAAGTGAGTGCGCTTTGCGGACACCACCACCAAACAGCGGAACACAACGAACGCGACGCTAACGGAAAGTTTATAACGTGTTGGGGTGTCGGTTGTTTGAGCGAACTTTCCCCGGACTACAATCCGTATTCAAAATATAATCACGGGTTCGCTATTGTGGAGTTGGGAAAAAATGGTTACTTTAGCGTCAAGAACCTGCGTATACACGAAGGTCAAATTTTATAACCTAAAAAACAAACTATGTTAATCACAATTATTTTCATTTGCACCGCGCTAGTTGGCGTGTTGTGGATTAAAGGCATCGACAGTATGTCAAAAGAACACCCAGACTACAAAGGAAACGAC